GTAGTATATTATATTAAAAAGATTCCTTATGGGGGGGTGGAGTATTATTACAATAAGGCTTTCGTTCACTTTTTCCTGAATTCCTTTCCATACCTCAAGTTCCACCCGGTGAACGGACGCATGAGGCCGCGCTTGGTGAGCCACTTGTCGCATGCTTTACCGACGACAAAGGCGAGGTCATCTTTAACGTGAAGCGACTCGTCAGCATCCGCTACGATGCTAATAGGTGAGCCGTTCATCTTGCGGGTTCCTTCCATGCTCATTTGATTTCAGTTTTGATCTCGTTGCGAAGTTCGTAGGATTCGTGGTAGCCGCCTTTTAAATTTAGAAGGTTACAAGCCCTGTTTGCTACGTTTGTGAGTTTTTCAATTTGCCTGCGGAGCCTTGTGATCTCTTCCTCCGCTCTTTCGGATCGCTTCTTCCAAAGGTTTGCAACTTCTGATTGATGGCACATTTCTGATCGGATGTATCCACTTGGGAATTTTTGAATTGTGCCGCATTCAAATCTATAAAACTTTTCGCTGTCGTATTTATCCTCACAAAAAGGACAAGCTTCTGTGCGTGGTGTGTCGGTGTTCATTTTAGCAATTCTTTTACATATCGACTATTGGGATTTAATATGGAGTTTTCATCGTCGGACTTTTCAATAACTCTTCTGGCTAGATCTTCTCTTCCTGTTGTCGCTAAAAGGTAAGCGGATTGATGTAATTCACTTTTCAGCCTCTCGACCTCTGCCTCTGCTTTCTTCCTTCTGTTGCAACAATCTTTATACAAAACTCCAGTTCCTTCAGTTATTAAGTCATTGATAACCGACTTGGCTATTTTTAATAAGTTGGTTTTCTCGGTCAGTTCTTGCTCAAGCTGACGGGCAAGGGCCGTCATGTGCGCTCCGACAACATCAAAATCCTCATTCATGTTATCGACGGCATCAGTGCGTGGTGTGTCGCTCATTTACTTTGCAAAAGTTGGCGGATCTCACTGGCCTTGCGCTCCATTGGCTCCAAGAGTTCAAGCGCTTTGGTTAGGCGGACAAAATCCCAAGTGGGGATCTCATCGTGCATCTTGCGTTCCCAAGCGATGAATGAAGCATTGGTAGCCTCAATGGTCACAATGCCGGTGGACTTGTCTGAAGGGTTGAGCTTGGGTTTCTCAGGGGGAAAGTTGACGCCCAGATCCATTTCAATCTGGACTTCGCTATCTGCGACAAATTCCAAGCCCCACTCTGCGGTTGCCTTGTCTCGACTATACTTTACAAGTTTTGATCCGAGGTAACGGGCAGCCACGCATCGGGCGTGAATATCAAACCACTTTTCCTTGGTCAGATGCGGATCGCCGAGGTCGCTAATAATGTCGGTGATTAAAGGGTTGATGACTTCTGTTAGTTGCATGGTATTTGTTTTCTTTTTTGGATGGCTTTTTGTCTGGCTGCGGTGAATGGATCGGTGGCGGATTCTGCAAATGTTTTGCGTGAGGAGTCCGTCTTGCGGAACTTGGTGATGGTAAAGGCGGCGTCCTTACCTGAGAGGAAATCTGCCCAAGCGGTTGTGTAATGAGAGACAAGGGCGCGGGTGCATCCAAGTTCTCTGGCGATTTCCGCTTGGGATCGAAGGCCATTGAGTTCATCCAGACCGCCGGCGCATGCGAGGCCGTGCAGGGAAACTCGCGTATTGCTGGATTCCATCAGTTTGCTGATTACCCTGGAGAAAAGTTCCCGACTGCTCCCGGCATGATTGTTTCGTTCCGCTTTAAGCAAAACAATGACCTTTCTGGCAATCGGGATGGAACATTGAAGGTCATCGGCAAGAAGCTCTTCCTCGCTATCAATGGCCTCCGACATGTCTGGCGTGTAAGCCAGTTCCGAAACGTCATTTTGCCACGCTCGGAATGCGGCTCTTGGAGATGCTGAAATCATAAGTTTCGAGGTGTTGATATTACTTGGATGAGAAAACGAGCGTGAGATGCCTTTCTGCGCGTTTATTCATCATCTTGAGGCGCTGTCGTGATGCCATTCCCGTCAGGGATGGCGGTTTTGATAAGTTCCTTGGCTTTTTCGCAGGCATCTTCAAAGCCCTGCATGTAGCCGGATTGATAGCCGTAGATTGCGTAATCTCGGTGATTGGGGATGTGTTGACCGGATTCGCCCCCGAGGAAGCGGATTCCATAACGATCCCACCATGCTTGTGTTCTCTCTTTTAGGGTCATGCTGCTTGGGTGTTGGTTTGGTTTTTCTGACGGAGGTATTCGTCCTGAACGTTGGGCGGCAGATCGTGAAAAGGAGTGCCGGCCTTGTGGGGGTAGTTTTCACGCATGAAAGCCTCTACCTCTGCGGCGTTCACCTTCGGCATGACCTTTGGCTTCGGGAGTGACGGCTTCGCCTTAGCCGCTGGCAGCTTGTCCCGCCACTTCATGCCAGCTAGATAGTTGTCGGCTCGAGGGATGAACTTTCCCTCCTCCTTCTGCCACTGCTCGCTCCGCTTGTGGTCGCGGAGGATCCGAACCATCTCAGAGAGGGGAGGGAGGTGATGCGATACGGCGAGCCATTGGCGGGATGCCTCCAGTTCGGAAACCTGAAGCGGGTACTCCGCCCACCAATTTTGGAAATCCTCCGCAGATTGCCTCAAGCGATCCCGACCTCCCTCCACCGCCACCGGGTTCTTGGTTTTCCCCCCAGCGGGGGGTAGGGGGGTATTGGTTCTTGGTTCTTGGTTCTTGGTTGGCATTGCGGAATCGCAAATCCGCATATGCGGAATGGATGCGGAATCGGAAAAGCGCATATGCGGATCGCATGCGGAATTGGAAATCCGCATATGCGGTTCTGATGCGATCGCATCGGATCCCCATCTCACTTGAGCTGCCTTTTTGCCTAATTTGCTCAGATTTTGAAATGAATCTATCTCCTTTTGTGCGCGGTGATGGATCCATCCTGAGTCGGTTCTTTGGAAGAACTCGGTTAAGACTGATCCAACGATAGATTCTGGAAACCGGACACGTCTGGCAATAAGTGAGAGATTATCGGTGATATCCCCATCCTTGTCATAATATAGGTCAAGGATGCGCCGATAACATAGATCCTCATCGTTTGTTAAGTGAGCCGTCGCCCCTCGATAGTCTCCGATATGAAAATTATAGTAATTCATGAGAAGTTAATAAATGTCATCTTCCATGTAGTATTCTTGATCCGGCTCGGACTCCTCGTGGACCTCTTCAAAATCCACCTCCGTGCCGCATTTCGGACATTCCCCTGGACGGATTTCGGCATCTTCACCGGGGTCGTAATCCTCCCGACACCCTGCAAATCCCGATGGTCGGATCGCAGGGGAATAAGCCACCTTGAACTCGTGCTCACATTCCTCGTTGTGGCATGTGTAATCGACTTTCATTTCCCCCTCCTGTGCCAGTTCCCCGTGGTCCGCTGTAGGCGCTCCAACATCCGCTTGATCTGCGAGTTGTAGCGAGCCGACCATTCGCTGAACTCCTCGGGAGTGACCCGTGAGGTGAGCTTGTAGCCGGAATTCGTACCGATGATCTGCCCATCACTGGCCTCAGCAAGTTCGCGGATATAGCGATCATTGATCTCCAGCTCCCTGCTAATCTGACGCGCAGTCCTCCAGCCCGAGCACCAAGCCAGATACTCAATGAGCCGCGCCAGATCCTCGTCAAGATGACGCTTTTGATCCTTGGCAAAGGAAAGATCCAGTTGGGCAATCATGCCATCCTCCTTTCCTTCTGGATCCTCATCCAATCGCGCTGAACCGATGCCAAGACGGAAATTGAATCGTGATGTTCTTTGAGCGATTCAAAGCGAGACGCCAATACCCACCTCTCCTTGCCGCTTGCTTGGTATTGCCAGAACCGAAGCGTTCCGCAGGGGGATTTCTCCCCCCGCTTGTAACGTTTTTCTTGGGTGACGCTCATCGTTAAAAAGGGATGTCGTCGTCAGCAAAGACCTCATGCGCTGCCTTCCTCGGTGTCGGCGCGGGGAGGGGATCGGAGGCCTTCTTAGGAGAACCTTTGACCCCATAGCGCTTGACTGTATTCTTGGCGGGATAATCTCCCTTCTCCTCAATGGCGATCTCCACCTTGCCGGTCTTGCCGATAAGATCGGAGGCCTGAAGAGTCCCATCATCGTAACTTCCCCGAAGGTTGGTCTCGACGCAGAACTCCAGCAGCTTTTTCAAGAAGGCTTCCAGAAGCCAATCCTTTACAAAATGCGTTTTTCCCGCGCTGTCCCAGACCTTGAGATTCAAGGCCATCATGTCGTTTCCGTTCTTGGACACCTTATCCTCGGCTGCCGAAACCTCGAAGTCATAGACTCCGGGGACAAGGAGTGAATCTGAAGCAATCTCGCTTTCGCTCTTGGGAGTAAATTTCATGGGATATTCCTCCTATGTGTTAAGCGGTTTTTTTCTTCAGATAAGCGGTCCACTTCTGGATCTGCTCACTGGTCATCTCGCTCCAGGAGTCTACCTGAGCTTTCTTGAATCCCTTCTCAATCTCATCCTCGGAGACCTTCACGATCTCAAGCAAGCGGTGAACCTCGGCCACCTCCTCGGGAGTCGCAAAGGTGAGGGGAATAACTTCCGCCTCAATGAAGTCCTTGCCATAACGCTCGGCAAAGTCGGAATACTCCAGCGGGAAGGTTTCCCCTTCAGGGAATCCCGTAAGCCGGCTCTTGCGGATGATCGCCACTCGGCTGCCACCGCGCTTCTGGACTTGAAGCGTCAGGTCCAACTCATAGATCAGCTTGTCCCAGATGTCTGCGATCTTGCCGATTTCCGAACGCTGCCCCGTCTTAGGATCCAGACCCCATTCCGTCCCCTCATGGGCGACAAACCAGACATTGATATCCGCCTTGGCCGTCCAGTTCACGAGCTGGCGCATCCATGCCACCGCCGGCTTCTTGCTCGCTCCGAAGGCATCCTTATCACCGAGCTTCTCCGCTTCGTTGGCGATCGCCGTCTGATAGAGCTTCGTGACCGAATCAATCACGATTGTTCCGAATCCATGACCGCCGGCAGCCAGTGCCTTGAATTGACCAATCACGGTGGGGAAGTCCAGTGATCCCTCCTCGGGACCCATGTAGGCTCCGCCCGATGCCTGAAGTCTCTCTTGGTAGTGGCAAAGATCGGCTCCTCCCTCGCAATCAATGTAATAGACCTTCGGGAAGGCGAGACTGAACCAAGTTTTACCGACCCCTGAAGGGCCGAAGATCAGGCCTTTCGCGTGGCCCTGCTTGGTGACTTCTGGCTTGCGGGCCAGTAATTTCGGTGTTTGTGTGCTCATTGTATCGGGTTCTTTCGTAGGTTCTCGGTGCTTAAAGAGGTCATCGGGGTGCAACCCGGTGGCCTCACTTGTTTTGTGTGTGTGTGTGTTTTGGTTGTGCCTCAATAAACGCGGACAATCTCGTCCTCGGTTAATTCAGCGGGAGTTACGGCGACCAAATCAGACCGCCGTAAAATCGTGAGAAATTCCTCCGCAGGTAGGATCGCAAGCCACTTCTTGCCATTCCGCTTGTGCCAGACCGTCGGGATCTTCTTCCCGGCGTCCTTAGTCGCCTGCTCCATCCAGTTGTAAGGGTTGCCCGTTTGCACCCGTTTTACTTCAATGTGGATCTCAGGGAGGGACGGACAAATGACATCGGGGGAATCGCTTCCCCCTGAAAACTGCTGGCCTCGACGGGCCTCAAAGCCGGCCTCTCGCAAAAGGTCACGCACCTCGCGTTCACCCCTGCATCCTTTGGCGCGTGAGTTCGTCATTCGCGGGGACGGCATGCGACCAAGGCCGCGAGAAGGATGGCGGCCAGAACTAAAGCACAAGTCGTATCAACGCTCATTTTGACCTCCTTGCTTTCGGGTAGATCGACTTGCTGAACTTGGGAAACTCAAGAAACTTCCACGCTGGCTTGGGAGCTTTCTCGCCCCATATCCAAAAGGATCGGTGAAGGGAGGAGAGGCTTTGATGCCATTGGCTCCATTGACCAACCCTTTTTAGGGCAGGAAATGGAAGGCAAGGCCGGTCCCCATAATAGAATCGTCCTGGAGAAAAGGGACGGACTCCCACATAGCGAAGGGCAGCATTCATGCAGGGATCCTTCATTTGCGGAGGCGTGAAAGTCCGAGGGCGATCATCTCGGCAAACTCAATGCGACCAATCCAGAGGGTTAGACCTAAAATCAAGAAAAAGAGGGCAATCATTTTCGTATTGATAATGGGTAATGACCTAATCAATATGCGTCGTCTCTTCGTTTTCCGGGTGCATCATCCGCAGGATGGTGCGGACATAATTAGCTACTGACCGATCGGTCTCATTAGCTCGCTCTTTAATCATCAAATACAGCTCGTCAGGGACTTGTACCTGAATCATGACTTTTTTTGGTTTTTGCATGTCGTTATAGGTTCGTTGGTTATCGCCCACTATTCATGACATATATCGCAGTGCGGTTATTGTCAGAAATAATGAACTTCTTCAAAACCTATTTTGATGATTGATAGAGGTCAATAC